AAGAACAAGTTCCTCAACTCGATTGCTCCGAGCAATCGAGTTGAGGAAAACCTAGAGAACGACACACTAGACGAACCTGCTCTTATGGAAATGCTGCGCGGTGCTTTCAAGAATGCGGCGGCGCACTGCCTCGCCGGGGGCGCGTGGTATGTAGCGGCCCCGCCGGGGCCGCTACATGTGCTGTTTGGCTTGGCACTGAAAGAACTTGATATTTGGCACCAGACAATTCAATGGGTGAAGAATAACGCTACGTTCGCGCCGTTCCGCGTTGATTATCATTGGCGCGCAGAACCTATCTTCTATGGCTGGCTGCCGGGCGCGGCACATCGCTACTATGGTGGCAGGCAGCAAGATACGGTGTGGGAGATTGACCGCCCGCAAGCATCGCCCGACCACCCAACAATGAAGCCTATTGAGTTAGTGCAGCGCGCTGTTGAAAATAATAGCAAGCGCGGTAACATCGTTCTTGATATGTTTCTCGGCAGCGGCACAACCCTAATCGCCGCGCATCGCACCGGGCGCCGCTGCTATGGCTGCGAAATCTCGCCCAAGTACGCCGATGTCATTCTGCGACGGGCAGAGGCGGAAGGGTTGACCACAGAGTTAGTACCACAGGGTTAGTATGGCAGCACCAACACGCACACCCGATCAGATACTTGTGCACCGTGAGCAAATCGCTGCGCGCTATCTACGCGGCGAGTATCAGGCGGATATTGCCCGCGCTCTTGGCATTAGTCAGCAGCAGGTGAGCTACGACCTGAAGGCCATTCGCGCCGCGTGGCTGGCATCTGCCGTGCGCGACTTCGACGCGCTGAAGGCGCAGGAGCTTGCGAAGATCGACGCGGTCGAGCGTGAATACTGGCTGGCGTGGGAACGGTCGCAAAAAGACAAGGAGATCGCCACGCAGGAGGGCGGGGAAGTTGATCCCGAGACCAGAAAGCCACGCATCAAAAAAGTGTCACTCCGCAAAGAAGGACAAGCAGGTAATCCGGCATTTTTGGCGGGCATTCTCACTTGCATCGAACGGCGCTGCGCCATTCTGGGCATCGACGCGCCCAAGCGGTTTGTGATTAGGTGGGACGACTTGACCGACGAGCAGATCGACCGGCTGGCGGCAGGTGAGCCGCCCGAGAAGGTGCTGAGCGCATGAGCGCGGGCTACACGCCACTGCAAATACAAGCCGAGGCACAGCGCCGCAAGCGCGAGCGGCGCGTGATTGCCCAGAGCACTACCAACGCACCGCCCGCGCCGCAGTGGGCACGCGAGAACGCGCAGATCGTGCACCCGGCACGCGGGCGCATTCCCTTTGAGCCATATTGGTATCAGCACGACTTCTTAGCGAGCTACTACGAGCCGCGCCGCATTATTCTCAAGGCGCGGCAGATCGGCTTTAGCCAGGTGTTTGCTATTGAATCCTTGTATGGCGCGATTATGGAGGCTGAAAGCACCATCTTGCTGGTGTCACGCTCACAGGATCTCGCCGTGAACCTGCTGCGCTACTGCTATCAAGCCTACGGCAATCTGCGCAATGCACCGGTGCTGCGGAAGGCCAATGAGAGTGAGATGGGCTTTGATAACGGCAGCCGTATCAAGTCGATTCCGGCGAACCGCTCAACCGGACGCGGCTTTGCGGCGAACCGCATCTACCTGGACGAGTTCGCCTATGCGGAGTATGCCGACGATATCTATCAATCGGTCTCGCCTGCGGTAAGCCAGGGCGGCTATCTCACGATTGGCTCAACGCCAAATGGTGTTGGCAACCTGTTTCACCAGCTGTATATCCACGGCGAGGGTTTCACGCGCATGGTCGTGCCGTGGTATCGCTGCCCCGCCTATAACCCAGACGGGCATAGCCTGCCCGACACCGAGGCGCGGGCCGTCGGTGAGGCAGGCGCGTGGTACAAAACGGAACGCCCCAAGTATACACACCAGCAGTTCGCGGCAGAGTTCGATTGTGACTTTGTCGGCTCCGGTCTCGCGATCTTCCCGCTTGAACACCTTGACACTGCGGCGCAGGGCGCGGTTGGGAAGCAGGAGCCGATTGCCGGGCATAAGTACCTGACGAGCGTGGATGTGGGGCGCCGGCGCGACGCCACGATTATCAACACATTCGATATCACCGCGCTGCCCTATCAGCGGGTGATGTTCGACCGCCTTGAGCGCGTACCGTACCCTGTCATTCAGTCGAAGATCGATGCGCGCGCGCGCGCCTATCCTGGCCCACTCCATATTGAGAGTAATGGCATTGGCGATCCGCTGATCGAAAACTTGAGCGTGAAGGCCATTCCCTTCGTCACAACTGCGCGCAGCAAGGTACAAGCCATTGAGGCAGTTCAGCTCTTATTTGAACGTGGCGAACTGAAGATGACCTGGGACGACTCGCGCGAGCGCGCGGCCCTGACATCGGCGGCCTGGGATGACGATCATACCGCCGACGAAGTGATGAGCCTGGCCATTGGCGCCGCGCAGATGATACGCGGCGCAGCGCCCACCGTTGCACCGATCGGCCTCGCCGGCCTGAGTAAATGGAATCGCACATGACCGACAAACAAACCGCCTTCCGCCCACTCGGCGTGAGTGGCCTCACGCATTGGGGCGGTCGCATCAGCGAAGAGTATCTGACCGAGCTGCAGGGCGATCGCTGGCACCGTGTCATTCGCGAGATGACCACGAACGACCCGATGATCGGCGGCATTCTCTTCGCCATTGAAATGCTGATGCGCCAGGTCGACTGGACCGTCGCGCCGTTCAGCACCGATGACGCTGATATCGAGCTTGCGAGCTTTGTGAACGCCTGTCTGCACGATATGCGCGAAGCATGGAGCCTCACGCTTGCCGAAATGCTCAGCCTCTTACCGTGGGGCTGGGCGCCGCTCGAGATTACCTACAAGCTCCGGGGCGGCGAAAAAGCCGACGCCCCACTGCACAGCAGTCGCTACGATGATGGCAAGGTCGGCTGGGCGTCGTGGAGCATTCGCGCGCAAGACACGTTGCTCAATTGGGAGTTCAACGAGGGTGGCGACCCGATCGGCTTTGTGCAGCAAGCGCCGCCGAACTACGTGCCGGTGTTTATCCCCTTATCCAAGTGCTTGCACCTGAAAACGAGCGCGCGCAAGGGCAATCCCGAGGGTGTGAGCGTGCTGCGCGCGTGTTATCGGCCATGGTATTTCAAGAAGCACATTGAGAATATCGAGGCGATTGGCGTCGAGCGCGACCTGGCCGGACTGCCGGTGGCGGAAGTCCCGGCCGAGCTACTTGGCCCAGCGCTCACTGCCGAGCAGACCGCCGTGTTTAACGCGGTGCGCGATATCGTCGTGAATATCCGACGTGATGCCCAGGAGGGTATTGTCTGGCCCTCGGATCACGACCAGCAAGGCAATCAGCTCTACACCCTGAAGCTGCTCAGCACCGGCGGCACGCGCCAGTTCGACACCGGCAAGATTATCGACCGCTATAACACCCAGATCGCCATGGCGGTGCTGGCCGACTTCATGATGCTCGGCCACCAGGCAACTGGCAGTTGGGCACTGGCGAGCAGTAAAACGTCGCTGTTCTCAACCGCGCTGGGTGCTTGGCTCGATGCGATCTGTCAGGCGGTGAACACGCAGGCCATTCCGCAACTGCTGCGCCTGAACGGGATGGACGCCAGCCGCGCGCCAGCGCTCACGCACGGCGATGTGGAAAGTTTGGAGCTAGGGGAACTGGGTACGTTTATCCAGGCGCTGAATAGCGCTGCGCCGCTCTTCCAGGGCGACGGCGGCCAGCAACTCTACGCGCACCTGCTCAAGCAGGCCGGGCTGCCCATACCGGCTGAGACCGCGCCGCAGCAGGCGAGCGAGCCGCGCCGGGCATCGGAGATCGATGACGTGATCGACAGCGTACTCGACGAGGCGTTTGCATTGGCGAAAGAGGTGGACAATGCCTGATCTCACCTGGCAATTCGCGTTGACCGTGTTGGCGCTCGGCTTCTGCTTCGGCTGTGGTTTTCACCTGGCCTCCTACGCCGTAGCGTGGCTGGCGGCGGGTGTGAAGAAGTGACCGACCGCCTGCTTGACGCCATAGCGCCCGATCTGCGCGCCGCGACCAAGGCGTATCTGACCTCGCACAACGCGGCGGCGTTTGAACGCGCCATGCAGCGCGCACTGGCCAAGGCGCACACGGCGGCCTACATTCGCGGCACGGCCGATCGCACCGGCGTCATGCCCAAAGGACTGAGCAAGGCCGAGCGTGATGACGTGAAGGTGCGTGTGAGTGAGCAGGCCGACTTCCTGCGCGGGTTTGTGCAGGCCGCGCCCGATTTGAGCGAGGCGCAAGTGGCGCAGCGCGCAGCGCTCTATCTGGGCGCGGTGCGGGCAACCTACTACGGCGCGCGCTTTCCTGGCTTGCCGTCTTACCCTGGCGACGGCCAAACGGCATGCCGAACCAACTGTCGCTGTCAGCTCGAAGAACGTGACGACGGCGTATGGTGGATCATGGGCAGCGCAGAGCACTGCGATGATTGCCGGGAGCGAGCGGCCGGGAGTCCGTATGGAGCGACGTCGTGATGGACGTCGAGCGCGTGACGAACACCCTATCACCAAACGAACCAGAGCAGCCGCTTAGTCCGCGCGCCATGGCGCTTGCCTGGGCGGTGCGCGAGGCACTCCGTATTGCGCTGCGCGCCGTGGAAGAGTTTGCCAACCTGCCGCGCTCGTTTGAGACCCAGGCTGAGCGGCGCGAACGACGGCGATAAAGAAAACCAATACTTCTTGACATTTCTATAGACGATCTCTATACTTATATGCAAGTCATTGCGGGATAGTGGAGAGGCACCACGCTGGGCTCATAACCCAGAGGTCGGAAGTTCAAATCTTCCTCCCGCGACCAATGCCCACAAGCGCGATAGCGGGGCGTGTGTTTTACGGTATCGTTGACGGGCTGCGAGGCGGGCGCGATGAAGGCAGTCGCCAGAGCGCATTGGTGGTAGAACCGTCTCTCAGGCTAGGCCGCTGATACCACCCGGCGATACTGCACCGAGTCCAGGGTAACGCTCTGGGACACACGCCCAAAACCCAACACCGCCAGTCGTAGCTGGCGCTGCATCCGGTCAGCAGCTGGTAGCGGCGGAATAAGTTCATAGTCGTTCGATTGAGCGGCGTTTGCGTCACTTCCTCAGTGTGGGGAGGTGACACAAGCGCCGCTTTTCTGTGTTGGTGCGATGGCCCAAATGACCTTTCTCGCGCGTGTCTACGCCAAACTGAAAGAGCGCCTGTCCGACGGCGGATTCTTGTCAGCCGACGAGTTTGCCGAGCTGTGGAAGCAGGCGCGTAGTCATGCCGGCGGCAAGGCGCGGGCGGAAGCGGCACAGGCCGGAGAGTTACCGCTACCGGATGGCATGAGCACGGGCGAGTTTTCCGCATTCCTTTGTAATGCACTTCGCGATCAGATTGGCGGCGATATTGCCATTATCGATGTATATGAGAACTCGCTCATATACACCGTCGCCCCTGATTTTGGTAGCAAATATCAAGTTGGGTACACCCTCGGCGGTGATGCTAAGGTTACGTTTGGCGTAGCCACCCAAGTGCTGGCCACCACAACGTATACGCCCGTTAAAACTGCTGAAACAGCTCAGGCGGCCGAGGGCGATCCCACCGGCTGCATTGTCTGTCTCGTGCCCGATCCTGACACTGCGCAGACGCTTCAGGTCGCCGGTGGCCTGGCACCCGAGCAGTTGCACCTGACGCTGTGTCTGTTTGGGGACATCGAGCTCCTCGGGCCGATTGAGCGCGCCGAAGCGCTCCTCGCCGTGCGTGATGCGGCCGCGTGCTGTGCGCCGCTTGCGGGCGAGATCAGTGGTATTGGGCGCTTCACCAATGGCGAACAGGATGTGATCTACGCCTCGCTCGACAGCCCGGCGCTGAATGAACTGCGCGAACACGTCTGCGACGCGCTGGAAGCGGCCGGCTTCGCGCTGGCGGAAGACCACGGCTTCACGCCCCATATCACGCTCACGATGGTGGATTCGGGCATGCCGAGTCCAATTGAAAGTGTCGAAGCGCGGCCGGTGCGCTTTGAAACGCTTGGCGTGTGGTTTGGGCCTGAACATCTCAGCGTGCCGTTACTTGGAATGGATGGCGTAGACGCGGAAGACGCGGCTGGCTTCATGGCCGCGCTCGGCGCGACACCTGATGGAACGCCGCTGCCAGACGCAGTGCTCGGCATCAAGCGCGACCGCACCGAGCCCGAAGACGCCTTCGAGCTTATGGCCAGCGAACTGGCCGACCTGGCTGCCGCCGGCCACACACACCGACTCTTCAACACCATCGCCTGTGCGGAAGCACCCGAGTGGATTCCGTTCCTGCCCAAGCCCGGGACCTACGCCCACCCGCGCTATGGCGCAATCGCCATCACCCGCGAGCGCAACGCCCGCTTTGTGAAGAACTACAAGGACGGCGTGTACCAGGATCGCCTGCCCATCGACGCTGAGCACGAAACCAAGCTCTCAGGCGCGGTCGGCTGGGTTGCGGATATGCGCCAGAACGATGATGGCTCGGCGGATGCCAAAGCGGAGTGGACCGACCGTGGCCGGGCGTTTTTCCAGGCAGATCGCTTCCGCTATTTTTCACCCGAGTGGTACGACGTCTGGGAAGACCCGGCCACGCGCATCCAGCATCGCGACGTCGCCATTGGCGGCGCGCTTACCACCCGCCCGTTTTTCAAAGCTCCGGCACTGCGCCCGCTGTTTGCGAGTGAGGGCAGCCTTCGGATAGACGACAGCGTACAAGGAGACACCATGGACGCACAGCAATTTGCTGAACTGGAAATTAAGTTCAAGGCATTGGAGGCGGAAAACGCCGCGCTGAAGTCGGCCAGCGAGACGACCGCCGCGTCGAATAAGCAGCTGGCTGAGCAAATGGCCGCTATGCAGGCCGATGCGCGCACCCAGCGCTTCACTGCCCTCATTCGCGGCACCGGCGATAGCGCCCACCCACACCGCTGGTTTGGCGAGGTGGCGCAACACGTCACGGTGCTGGAGTCGTTCGCTCAGGCGTTTGGCGAGGACTCGCCGCAGTTCAAGGCGTATGTCACCCAGCAGCAGGCGGTGGCCGCGCAGATCGCCACCTCGGAGGCGTTTCGCGAGCTGGGCAGTGATGCGAGCGGTCGACCCGAGAGCGCCTGGGCCCAGATCGAGCGCAAGGCGAGCGAGCTGCGCGCCGCTGAGCCGACGCTCAGCATCGAGCAGGCAACCGCCAAGGCGCTTGAGCAAAACCCGGCGTTGTATCGCCAGTATCAGGCTGAAGCAGCCTAAAGGAGATCTCCGCTCATGGCCTACGAAGGACCTCAGATCAAACTGCCCGGCCTGACCGCAAACGCGGATCTGAGCGCCAAGCAGTACTACTACGTCAAGCTCGTTGGCGCGGGCCTGGTCGATGTGTGCAGCGCGGTCACCGACATTCCGATCGGCGTGCTGCAGAACAACCCGGTGAGCGGCATGCCGGCCGAGGTGTGCGCGCTGGGCGAGACCAAGATCGTGGCGAGCGCTGCCATTGCGGCCGGTGCCGAAATTGGTACGAGCGCCAACGGCCGCGCGGCTGCCTACGTCCCTGGCACCGACACGACCAAGCGGATCACTGGCCAGATGGTCACCGCTACCGGCGCGGCCAATGGCATCGGCACCGCCGTGATCAACTGTATCAACCCGGCGCGCGGCGCGTAAGAGTCGCTCATTCGACACAATCGGCGCATCGCGCCACTATTCGCAGGAGCACGCAATGGCACAGCCCACCCAGAGCGCGGTGCATGTCAATCGCCCGCTGACCAACATCAGCGTGGCCTATATGCAAGGCACCGACGAATACATCTCCGACAAGGTCTTTCCGGTGATCCCGGTCGACAAAGCGTCGGACTCGTACTACGTCTATACCAAGAACGACTGGTTCCGCGACGAGGCGCAGGTGCGCCCGCCCGCGACCGAGTCGGCCGGCGGCGGCTATGGCATCAGCACCGATAACTACAACACGAAAACGTGGGCGTTTCATAAAGATGTGCCGTGGGACATTCGCGCAAACCAGGACGATGGCATCGACCTGGATCGCGACGCCACCGAGTTTGTGACCCAGCGCCTGCTCCTGCGGCGCGAGCGCGACTGGGCCAGCAAGTACTTTGGCGCGGGCATCTGGGGGACCACGATCACGGGCGTGGCGTCGGCGCCGAGCACGAACCAGGTGATCCAGTGGTCGAACTATGCCAGCAGCGACCCGGCTGGGGATCTCGACATTGCCAAGCGCTATATCAAGCTCACCACCGGCATGAACCCCAACACGCTGGTGCTGGGCTATGACGTCTTCACCAAGCTGAAGCGCCACACGGCCATCAAAGATCAGTACAAGTACGTCAACTCCGACGTGATTACCACCGCCATGCTCGCCAAGCTGTTCGATATCGACCGCGTGCTGGTGGCCGGCGGCGTGTACGCCACCAACAACGAAGGCGAGACCGCGGCCTACAGCTTTGTGCAGGGCAAGGGCGCGCTGCTGGCGTATGCCGCGCCGCGGCCGTCGCCACTGCTGCCAAGTGCAGGCTACACCTTCCAGTGGAAGGGTATCAGCCAGGGCGCAGGTCAGACCGTGGCCATTCAGAAGTTCCCGATTCGCGAGCTGAAGGTTGACCGCGTGGAAGGTGAAATGGCCTTCGATAACAAAGTCGTTGCCACCGACCTGGGCTACTTCTTCGACTCGATCGTGGCCTAAGGGAGGCACGCATGCTGGTAACGATTGTGCGCGCGATTGGCGTGCCAGAGACGCAGGTGGGCAGTGTGGTGGATGCCAGCGACTGGCTGCACACCGACCTGCTACTGCGCGACGGCGCCATTCGCGCGGCCAACGCCGACGAGATTGCCGCCTATCAGAAGGCACAGGCTGACGCCGACGAGAAGGCGCGCAAGAAAGCCGAGAAGGGAGCCGACGCGCAAGGCCAGTCCACGCCATGAGCTGGACCTACGATCCCGCGATGGCCAGCGACCGCGACAAGGTGCGGTTTCGCCTGGGCGACACCGTCGAAGCAGGCGCGCTGCTCCAGGACGAAGAGATCGACGTGCTGCTTGAGGGCAGCGACGTGATCAGCGCCACGATCGCCTGCGCCGAGTCGCTGGCCATGCGCTTCGCTGCGCTGGCGCAGTCCAAGACCGACGACATTGGCCAGAGTGTCAACTACGGCGATCGGTCGGCACGCTATCGGGCGCTCGCTGATCGCCTGCGTGCGAATGCCAGCCGCCTCGCCATGCCGTTCGCGGGCGGCATCAGTCAGGCGAGCAGGGATGCGATCGCCGCCAATAGTGATCGCGTAGCGCCCGCGTTCACGCGCGAATTGCACGACACGTCAGGGAGTGTGTAGGTATGGCAGAGTCAGGGGCAAAACTCCGCATCGAACAGCAGTCGCTTAGCCCACGCACCACGCGGGTGTGGCTGAATGAGCAGGAAATCAGCAACTGCCTCACAGACATATCGCTGGAGTGGGGGCCTGATCGTGTCACCGAGGCCACGCTCACGATTGCGGTGGGCGAGCTTGAGATCGACGCCACGGTGCTGGTGAGTCTGATCGGACGCACCCAAGACCCGGCGTTCATTGAGCAGGCCATTCGTGACCTGAAGCAGATCAAGGCTGATCTATGCCAACCCTGAGTACTGCCGAGAATGCCGATATTGTGGCGCAGGTGAGCGATCCGTCGATCGACGGTGAGCAGGTGGTCGACTTGTACCGCAGTCCGGCGTCGGTGAATGGCAAAACCGGCGCGCCTGTGCTGCACACAGCGGCGATCCCGTGTCGCATTCGGCCGGCGGGCGATAGTCCAAAGCAGATTGCACGAGCACAGCCCGTGAATGCGGCGACGGTGGCGGCGTATGAGATGACGCCGCCGGCGCTGTATGTGCGCAAGGGCGAGCAGCTTGTGTATGGTCCGCTGGAGGCCAAGCTGGAGGAGCAGAAGCGGAGGCAGGGGAAGAGCAAGAAGGGTGATAAGTCGCCTGCGGCTGAGTTTGGCAGTAGGGGAGTGGTCGAGCCCGCCCCGGTGAAGCCGACGACGGCAGCGGCGGAGCCCGCAACATTCAAGGAATTGGATGTGCTGCTAAAAGCGGTCATCGGTGCAGAAAAGAAATTGGACAAACTGCATGGGATTCCGGCCAATGGAGTTTACCAGCACGTTACCCGAGCAAAGGCTACCACGCGCAACGCTAATCTGTCCTGGGCCGCCGAGTCCCTGGATGAAGCAAAACGCCAATTGACGTTGAAAATTCGGGAATTATTGCGTCAGGGAGTGGCCGTTCCAGAACGGTATTTAGAAAAGGCCAAGGCACGCGCCGAATACAACGAGCAAGGCAATTATGACCCGATCCAGGTTGGTGCGGCTGATCCTGTGCAGCCAACGACGGCCCCGGCGGAGACGGCATTGGCGGCATTTGTTACCAACTATCTGGATCCTAATTTCAAACGTCAAGCATCCGTTGACCTTCCTGGTTCAATTGCAAAACTCAGTTTGGCAACCTCACAGTCAGATGTGCGCCAAGTGTTGCAAACGGTCGCGGATATGGTGCCACGAAATGACCAAGGAGGAATGATTTCCGGCGGTGCTGCCCATCGCGTTTGGAATGAACTGCGGGGAATGTTGGCCCACATGGAACGCAA